AAAAAATGGTATTAGGTGGTGAATTGGTTAAAATAATGGGAGAATTGATTGATGCTATAAACAAACAAATATATGCAACAGCGGTAGGACCTACTGCCACTGGCCCTGCAAATGCGTTTGATTTCATTATGATAAAAAATAAATTGAATACATTATTATCTGCAAACAATTATTTAAGTAAATAATGTCTTGGACTCTTTACAAAATAAATATATTAAATAGTTTCATCGGCCAAAGGTTCGCCAATGATATGGATGGATTTGCTAACTTTATAGCAAATGAATATGATAGTTGTATAAGAAGAGGTGGAGATATGATATATGGTGTTCCTGTTTTAAATGGGAATGTTGTAGGCATGGCCAAAGAAATTAAAAGAGCTCTAAAGAAAGGAGTAGATTCTGATGGTGAGAATTTTAATATTTTAGCAGAAATATATCCATCTGCATTTGATGCGTATTGGTTAGGAGCTGAAATGGCACCACTACCAAATCCATTATTAAGACCATTGGGATGGCAATCAACGCCACCTGCGCCTGGAGCAATTATGAATATTGGTCCAAATCCATTACAATTAGCAGCATCTGCGGCAATACATAAAGCAATTAAAGAAGCAGTTCAAGCATTAGTTGATGAGTTAAAAAAAGCCACTGTTACAATAGAACCATTGGGAGAATTTATAATTTACGATACAATTGAAAAAATAATAAAAAATGAACCAGTTGAAACGGAATTAAAAAATCATCCTTTAATTAAAGCGGGGCAAGAAATAATAAGAGAATTCAATCAAGCTAAAAAGAAAAAACCATCGATTGGTTCTCAATTTAAACCATCTATTAAATTTCCATTTCCAGAATTACCAAAGAAAAAAGAAATTATTGAAAAAGCAAAAAAGAAATTATTAGATGAAGCGGTTGAAGAAATTAAAAAAACATTAATCGCTGCAGCAGAAGAAATTATACTTCAACCTATCATTCAACAAATAGAAATGGTAGTTGCTTTAGCAAATCAAATTCCAAAAAAGCCAACAAAAGAAGAATTAAAAAAATTCGTAAAAGATACTATTGATGGGTTAGTTCCTGAAATAGAATTGCCTGGAATTGATATACCAAAATTACCAACCAAAGAGGAATTTAAAAAAATGATTGAAGATATGATTCCAACAAAAGAAGAATTGTTGGCAATGGCATATGATTTAATTAAAGGGTTAATACCCAATATTCCTAACATATGGTTTATACCACCAATATTGGTATTTACCGAACCTACTAATATATTTTTAAACCCATTTGTACAATTAGCCAAATTCCATTTAATGGGAGTAAGTGGTACAATGTCAGTAATAGCACAATATCCTCCACCTGCTCCACCCGCTCCTGCAATATTAAATTGGAATGGGTATACAATAATAGGGTAAATTTAATCTTTTTATATTTATTAACAAACAGAACAATAATTTTATGAAATCAGACATTTTAGTATCACTAATTAAAGAAGTGGTGAAGAATGAAGTCAAAGCACAAGTTAAAGAAGAAGTTGCTAAACTTATCAAATCTGGTGCGGTTACATTAAACACACAAAGAAAATCAACACCATCGTTAGCAGAATTAACGGAGGTGAATACTACCGCTCCTATTAGAAAACAAACAGTAGTACCAACGCAAAAAAGAGTACAACAACCTCAAAGGGAATTTTCAAAAGACCCTATGATAAATGAGATTTTGAATATGACTCAACCATTTTCTGCAGAGCAAAGAGTAGAAGGTGGGCATGGTGGGGGTAGTGTATTGGATATGATGCAACCAAAAAGAGGAATGGAAGAAGATTGGGATACAATGGATTTTAGAAGTATAGATGTACCACAAAATATTCCACAACAAATAGAATCTACTGGAGATGCATTACAAGATGCTACGATAAAAGCATTAACAAGAGATTATAGTGCATTAACAAAGGTTTTTGCAGAGCAAGAAAAAAAACGTAGATAATGGCAATAGAGCTTGGTAAAGTTAATGTAACCGATTTAACGGAAAATGATTATAAAGTACTTGGAATTGGAATTAATAGAAGTTCTAATTCTAATGGTATTTTTGCAACAAATTACACAACTTTAACCCAAGCTAAAGATAATTTAAAAAATTTAATTTTAACTAAAAAGGGTGAACGATTAATGCAACCTGAATTTGGTTGTGATATTTGGTTAGTATTGTTTGAGCAAATTAGTGAGGGAATAATAGAAGCTAAAATAGAAAGTTACATTGTAGATGCAGTTTCACAATGGTTACCATATTTGAATATAGATGAAATTATATTTGATTATGATAGTAATGATATAGATAATAATCGTATTGGTTTAGATATAAAGTTTTCTCTAAAGAATAACCCCAATCTATCAGAATCGGTACAAATAAATGTAAATAATTAAAAATGGCTATCAAACCTTTAGATAAGAGCTGGGGAGCGGATAATAAGAAGATAAATTATGTTGGTAAAGATTTTGCAACATTAAAGCAAAATCTTATCGATTACACTAAAACTTATTTCCCCAATACATATTCGGATTTTAATGAAGCATCGCCTGGCATGGTGTTTGTAGAACAAGCGGCAGCGATTGGTGATATATTATCTTTTTATCAAGATACCCAATTAAAAGAATCAATGTTATCACATGCTACTGAGCGTAAAAACGTAGTAGCATTGGCACAATCTATGGGATATAAACCAAAGGTAACATCACCAGCTGTAACTACATTAACTGTTTATCAATTAGTTCCATCTATTGATAGTGGTAGTTCCAATCGACCTGATGAAACTTTTTTTTTAAGAATAAAGGAAGGTATGGAGGTGGTATCATCGACCAACTCATCGGTAATATTTAGAACTGTTGATAATGTTGATTTTGCAAGTTCGGGAAGTAGAGAAATAGATGTATTTAGTAGAGATACTAATACAGGCCAACCTACACAATATCTTATCACTAAAAAAGTAAAAGCTATTTCAGCTACTGAAAAAGATATTCAATTAGATTTTGCTGGATATGAAGAATACCCATCAAAAACTATCAATGATACGAATATTATACAAATAACATCATGCACATCAGATGGTGGTAATACTAAATGGTATGAAGTTCCATATCTAGCACAAGAAAGTGTATTTATTGAATCTGCTAATATTGAAGCTGATAGCGAGATGAGCGATTCGGTTGGAACTACTCCATATATTTTAGAAGTACAAAAAGTACCATATAGATTTTCAACTAAAGTAAATTCCGATAATACATTAGATTTACAATTCGGAAGTGGTGATACATCAATGGCTGATGAAATAATATTACCAAATACTAAAAATATTGGGTTAGGATTGGCAAATTCTATTAATAGATTAAATGATTCAATTGACCCATCTAATTTTTTAAAAACAAACACATTTGGCATTGCACCTACTAATAAAACTTTAACTGTAAAATATTTAACAGGTGGTGGAATTGGTTCAAATGTAAATTCTGGTGATTTAACTTCTATTACTAAAATTAATTTTGAAGAAGATTTACAATCATTTACAACCAATGCACAAAGAGCAGCTTATCAAACTTATAAAAGTTCAGTAGCGGTTGAAAATTTAGAACCCGCTGTGGGAGGGAGAGGAGTTGAATCAATTGAAGAAATCAGACAAAATGCAATTGCAATGTTTGGTTCTCAAAATAGAGCAGTAACTAAACAAGATTACGTTGTAAGAGCATTATCAATGCCGGAAAGATATGGTAGTGTTGCAAAAGTATATGTAAGTCCCGATGGTGAAATTGATAACAATTCTCCTGCATCTATTCTTGCCAATCCTAAAAATATAGCAGAATTTGTTGGTATAGTAGAATCGTTAAAAGATAAATCTAAACAAGATATTCAAAAAGAATTAGTTAAGTATCTTACTCAAAAGAAAACAGCAATAGCTGAAGTTAATAATCCATTTGCAATCAATATGTATGTATTAGGGTATGATGGTGATAAAAAATTAACAAATTTAAATCAATCGGTTAAGCAAAATCTTAAAACTTATTTGGGAGAATATCGAATGATTACTGATGCAGTTAATTTAATAAATGGATATATCATTAATATTGGATTAGATTTTGAAGTTATATGTTATCAAAACTATAATAAAAACGAAGTACTTGCTAATTGTTTAACTCAATTGCAAGATTACTTTAATATAGATAATTGGACATTTAATAAACCAATAAACATTTCAGAAATAGAATTAATTCTTGCAAATGTAGAAGGTGTAATGAGTGTACCATCGGTTAAAGTATATAATTTATGTGGAGGAGATGGAAACTATTCTCCAAATAGATATAATGTGGATGAAGCAACTAAAGGTAAGATTGTCTATCCTTCTTTAGACCCATCCATATTTGAAGTTAAATATCCAAACAAAGACATAAAAGGGAGGGCACTATAATGCATAAATTTTTCACATCATCATTTGATACAAGTATATATCTTCAGCAGCCTGAACAAAATGCAGGTAGAGACCCAATATTAGAAGTAGGTAAACTTTATTATGGTTCTTCAAAAGATATAGCTAGAACTTTAATTAAATTCGATACCGGTTCAATTAAGTCAGAAATACAATCAATAGGGACGGGTAGTTGGCAAACATATTTAGTATTACGTTCTGCAAATTCTGAAGAAATCCCATTAGAATATACAATATATGCAAACGCAGTTTCTCAAAGTTGGAGTATGGGAACGGGAACAAAATTTGATAATATAACATCTGATGGTGTTAGTTGGAAATATAGAGATGGAATAAATACATGGCAAGATAATGTAACGGCGGGTACTGCAGTATTTGTAGCAGGAACAACGGGTTCAGCAAATGCAGAAGGTGGAACATGGTTTATTACAGGTTCGGCAACACAATCATTTAGTAATGAGCCGGATGATGTTAGAATGAATGTGACAAATATAATACATCAATTAGTTAGTGGTTCTTTGAAGAATAACGGATTTATAGTTAGACATAGTATTGATGCAGAAAATGATAATTTGGATTATGGTTTATTAAAATTCTTTTCAAAGGAAACAAATACAATATATGAACCGAAATTAGAATTAGTTTGGAATGATAGTGTATTCGCTACCGGTAGCTTAACGCCTGTAACTGGTTCAGCTGAAGATGGTTATAAAGTGGTTTTATTAAATTTAAAAAATGAATATCCACAAAATGAAAAAGTTAAAATTAGAGTAAAGGGTAGAGATATGTATCCTTTAAAATCTTTTGGAACTACATTTGAATATGACCAAGTGAAATATTTACCATCTACAACTTATTATCAATTAGAAGATTATAAAACAGGGGAAATTATATTTCCATTTGGAGATTTTACAAAAGTAAGTTGTGATTTAACATCTAATTACTTTGTAATGGATTTAAGTACGCTTCCATTGAATAGAACTTATAAATTAAAAATTAAAATAGTAGAGAGTGGTATATCTACTATAATAGACGATAAATTCATTTTTGAAATAGTATAATAATGGTATTAACACCCTTAGAAACAATAGCTGAAAAATTAAAAGAAAAAAACGATGCTGCACTAGAGAGTATTTTAAGTGTATCAGGTTCTTCTGCTATTGCAAAAAATGAATATAATGTTACTGTTGTTGATAATACAAATATAGCATCATCTTTGGTATTTAAACCATTAAATAAAACAAAATTAGATGATGTTGAATTGGTTAAAGCAATTGATACAGAAGTTAAAGAATTAAAGCCAGATATTCCTAAAATAAATTTAGATTTAGTTCCAAGACCATTATATACAGAAAAAGTAGTAGAAAATGAAGATTTAAGAAAACAAGTTACTGATTTAACATTATCCGTTTCAACATTAAAACAAGAAGTATCTGATTTAAAATCACAAGTTCAAACTGAAATAAATAATAGGCTATCAATTGAACAAACTAATGATGTATTAGCAAATCAATTGGATACATTGGGTGCAACTGTACAAGATTTTACAGGACAAATAGCAATATCATTACAAAAATCAGTTGATGAATCTATATTGAGAACTTCATTACAAGCTCAAAATACCGGCTTTAAAGCACAAATTGAAGCGTTAATTAAGCAAATTGATTCATTAAACTCAATAATAGAAGGTTTACAATCTCAATTAGGAGCAATTCAGCAACAACAAGCCATTCAACAATCTACATCAAATCTAGCAGCTGCTAGTGGTGGTGATGCGTTAGTAAAAAGTATTATTGTTAAGTGGGAAGGCGCGAAAAATAGAACCGACTTAGGGCCGAAAGGATTATCCGGAAAAATAAATGCAAAGAATTACGGAGAAACTAAATTTGAATTAGGAGGCCAGTTAGTATTAACAAATAACGATACGCAGCCTGTTAAGATTTCAATTGAACACAAAGCTGCTAAAGGTTGGAATTGGTTAACAATACCAAACAATAATTTTGAAATAGCTGCAAGTGGAAATCAAACTATTGATTTTAAAATAAATGCAAATGCTGTTCCAGGCAATGCTGAATCGGAGAGAAAGACGTTTTTGGGAGCAACAGTTGGTTGGGGAAGTACTACTGATTATAAAGGAACTATTAAGGTAACTGCTACAAAATCGGATGGTACTACAGAATCAAAAGAATATCCTTGTAATATTGTAAAAGCAAATCCAGGTTCATATTAATATAATAAACTATGAGTATTAAAAAATATACAAATATTGATGCAATTAATAATAAAACGGATAATCAAGGACAATACCTTCAATCCGAAGATTTATTTATTGTATCAAAAAATGAAATAGAGGATACCGATTTTGGTGATTGTGAGCGAGATGTAATGGAAGTTTCGGTTTACGATATCAATAATAATTTATTACCACATAAAACAGGCAATAATGTTGCATATATAAAGCCCAATAATATAAAAGATTATTTATATAATATTATTAATAAAGGTGGACAAAAAGAACTTGCAATCAATATTGAAAAATTATTAAATGATTTAGGATTCACAAATGGTATTCTTAAAGTTAATATAAATTTTGTTAGAAATAGAGTTGGTACTGATAATGATATGACTAGAGTTTGGATACAAGAAGTATCTCCATCTAGAGAAGAAATTCGTATTGTTCCATTAAAAACAAAAGATGTAGGTGTTAATGCACTTACAAATAACCAATTCAAAAACTTAGATAATTTACATAAAGATTTTAAATATTATAAAAAAAATATATTAGATTCATTAGATAGATTTGAAGCAACATCGTTAACAAAAATAGATGATGTAATGGTTGCTAAATTTGGAAATGATTTTATTAATGTATTAAGAAAAGATTTTGGTTTAAGAGACTTTAAAGGATTTAGAACTAGAATATTCGAAAACTTCAGGGATAGTATAAAGAATTGGGTAAATAATAAATATTATGATATATCTCAATCTAATTTTGCAAAACCATCTGAAAAAAGATTTGATGATTGTGAACAATATGATTTTAATATGTTAATGAATAATATACAATCAATTTTAAATAATTGTATTTCATTTAACATAAAAACATTAAAGAGAAGAAATATTGATTTTAAACAATTACCTAAAGAATTTGCTATTGTAGAATTAAGAAAGCAGATTCAAGATAATATAAATTCATTTAGTACAAGGGTTGATATTAAAAGAAATATATATTCACCGGATGTGGCATCTGTCAATGTTGTTGGTACAAGGGATTTACTACCAATTCAAACTATTGTTGAAAAGAAAATAGCAATAGAGCCACCAACAATAACACAACCAGCTCCT